TATTAGCTGCTATACTTGCACTTAAACTTGTAACCGATGCAGCTACTGAACCTGAAAAGACTCCAATATTACCTGTTAGGTCAATTGCAGTATTTCTATCACTACCTAAAAGGAATAAAGTTTGACTACCACTTGCGTAGTAAGGAACACCATCTACCATTCCGTTGTATATAGATGATGAGAATATAGGAGCAACTGAACCAGTTCCTCTCATAATTCTATTAACTGCCTGAACAGAGCCACTCTCTACAACCGCAAATACAATTGATGAACCATTTTGTGATGATGATAAGAGAGATGAACCTGATGCTATAATCAATTCACCTTTTTGAAGAGATGATGTTACTGCTGCTAGGGATTGTAAACTACCCCTTTTGTGTTTAATGATTTGTGCCATGTATATTTTTGGTTATTCTACTTAAATTTGTGGTTATTCCCATATAAATATACAATCTATCATAAATAAATTCTATATTTTAATATATTTTATTTCACCATACTACCATTCACCCTGGTCAATAATATCAGCTTGTGGATTTCCGCTATTATCATATGGTTGTGGTGGTGGATTTCCTGCTGAACCTGTTTCACCATTCACCCAAATTTGACCTGCAACATTGTATTGAGAACCACTTATTGTTATATCTGCGTCCACTACTGCCAATGCTCCACTTACTATTAATGAATATGCATCACCTGTTGTACCCAATGTTAAGTTATTAATAACACTTCCATCCAATTGACGAGATGATGTAATTACATTTTCCGTATTTAATTTATTTTTAATAGTTAAACCAATTGAAGATGTAAATGTGTTTAAACTATAAGTTGACGAACTTATTGCTAAATCAGTTGCTGCAATTGATGCACTTACTGCCGAAAGTTCTACATCGGTTGCAATTATAGATAAACTACCACTTAAAGATGCACTTACAATATCGGTTATAGATGATGATAAAGATGTATTTATGGATTGTGATACTGCTATATTAATAGATGCGGTTAATACTGACCCAGTTAATGCAGCTGCGACAATACTATTTATAGATGAAGTTAACGATGCACCTACTTCTGCCGATGTTTGTAGTGCAGAACCACTCTCTATTTGTTTTAATCTTATTAAGTTTGCCATATCCTATAAATATCTTTTATTCTTTTAACTTACCCATAACATAAATATCATTAATAGTCACATTATCGTAATCTATATATTCTTCATTTAAAGTTATTACTACATTATTTCCAACTTCTTTTATTGTATAGTTTCCTGGAATATGTAAACCAAATACCAATACTTCAAAATTATTAGGTGATGCTCCTTCGGTTCCATAATCTAATGTAACATTGTATATTGTTAATGTATTTGCATTATTGTCAAATTCATCAACATTTCTTTGGACATATCTTGCACTATTTTCCAATATCTCTTGATAAAAATCCGATATTTTTGTTTTGTTATTTACTAATTTAATTGGGTTTGGATTAGAACGAGTTTTTGATTGAAATTTTGTATTGGTTGGAATTTCAATATTTTGTAAACTTCCGGTCAAATCATTGTTAGTAAGATTATTAATATTAACCTTTGGAACAACTCTATTAAGTTTTCTCGTATTTGAATTAAATTGTTTAAGCATATTGTTCTATATCTCCTTTTACTTCAATATAATCATCATCATCCAAATTAAATTCAAAATTAGATTTTATAAATTTAATCAATAAACCACTTCCACCTTCTTCAACTATATAATCTCTTGCACTTATTACCTGTGTGTTAATATAAACTTGTAATCTATCTTGTGTAGTTCTATATTCAATTTCTCTTAATATATCTACAAATCTCCAACCCGTAGCTTCATAAATCCAATAAGTAGAATTTGTTAAATCTTTTGGAGTTAAAACAGCTTTACCAGGATTTCTACTGATTTTTTGTGTTATATCTAATAAACTTCTTTTCATTATACAATATCAATAAATTTACCTATAATAGTAACTTCATCGGTATTGGTTACACTAAATCCTAAAGAACCCGTTAAAAATTGTAATGATAATGATGTATCACTTACGGACCCGGTGATGTGGTCATTCCAATAATATCTAACACCATTTATATATGTTTTAACATCATATTGATTTCCATTATAAGTTAATCCGGCCGTAACTACCGATGCCAATTGTGGAGGTGCTTGTATTAATTTTATATTATTGAAGGATGCTGAATTTGGTGTTGTTATTGAACCAGTCATACTATTATTTAAAGATAAAAAGTCAATTAAATCTTTGTTGTCATAATATGGTGATGGTGTAGTTAACATACCTTCTAATCTACCATTTCCAGTTATATCGGTTTCAGTTGATACTACTACTCTTTTTGTAGAAAAACTTCTTTTTGTAGTATCTTCTCCGTCAAATTTTTCTGGAAGTAAATACGCTTTTACAGTCAGACTAAATTCAACTCTATTAATTCTTTCGGTTCCCTCACCTACTTCGTTTACAACATTATAATCAGAAATTGTAGTTAAAAATTTAAACTTAGCTTTATCTCCCCAATATTCATCTGCTGCAAATGTAACCGACTCAATAACGGTATTCAATTGTTCAATAAAATTTGTCCAAGCCATACATTCGTAAGTTATTTCAACGTAATCTGGCATTGTTATTTTATATACCTGATATGATGGTTTTTGATTTCCTAAAATAGAAAATTTATCATAACGATTATTTTTATTATATTTTGAATATGCTGAATATGATAAGTGTCTATTAAAAACAGGAATAGAATCATTTTTTGCAATAGATGTTCTTCTAATCATCATTATAGGTAATTGTATTTTACCTTTTGAATCTCTATATATTCCTTGCCTACGAGCACCTATCCATCTTTCCGAATTACCATATACAACCGGAATTTTTATAGAATTACCATCACCATCTTCTAATGTAGGCAATGCCACATCTTCCAAATAAGACATCATAGCATAATCAATATCAAAAAGAGTTACACTTTTTTTAACATCACCCTTTTCAGATTTTAATTGAGAGGCTCTATTTATTTCTTTTTTTAGTGGGTCTTTTGCCATAATACTATTTTGCTCTTTCTTCTATGTTTAAAGATGATTTACTTACCATAAATGTAGTTGCAACAATACTAAAGTTATTATTAGGTTGTCCTCCTACAAATTGAATTTCATTTGTATTATCTATTTCGTAATATGAATTATCAAAATAAACAATATCGCCTATTTCAGGATAAATTCCTTTTTCTTCACAAGTATCTCTATTAAATTTGAAAGTTATACTCTGTGTATTATCAGGTCCAAATCCTTCATATTGAACATTTTCAGGTTCTTTATCTGCTAATGCGTATATTTCTACTCCTGGATACCAAGTTTTATTTAAGGATTCTCCATAAATATTTACTTTTGTTTCGTATTGGTTTATTTTATACAAAACAACTGCAACCTGTATCACATCGTCCACTAGCTCTCTCGCTATGGATTTGAAAAAAGTTAAATCTCTACCTACTAAAAATTTTGGCATATTATCCTACATATAATTTTAAAGGAACTTTTCTTAACATTTCTTGGTGATGATTAGATTCATGTGTTTTATTTTCCATCACATTCTTTCTACTCATCTCTTCCAAATTTTCTCTCAATTGTTTTACCAATTCATCCTTTTCAACTTGTGCTTCTGCTCTTAAAGCTGCACCATCTAATGAAACTTCTCCATCTGGAATTGGAATAGTTGAATATTTTTCTCTAATTGCTCCTAATAATTCTTTTGAAAGTGCCAATGTATATTTTCTAATCCATTGTTTACCTACATCATTTATATTTGAATACTGAATAAAGTTATATGGAATGTCCGAATAGTCGGAAAGTGAATCTGATTGAATAGTTTGAGAATCATGTTCAAATTCATCTCTACTCATATATTCAAAATAAATTCTTGTTAATACATCGGTTGGAACTGGAAATATTTCTAATTTATTATCTACTATATTAAATGTGTGGGCCGATTTACGAATGTGGTCGTTAAATTCAATTTGTTGCATTCTCAATACATCCTCATACAAAGGCATCATTAAGAATTGTGCTGCAGGAGAAAAGTTTCCAAATCCTAATTCTGACATTAAATTTAGTGTACCTTGTGCACCTACTGAATATGGGTCAAAGAAACGAGCAATTGCAGGGGTTGCTTCATAAAACACTCTTGTTACATCTACCGTAGAACTACCCGTAAACATTGTAGAAAATGATGCCGATGATTCCGCATCTATCGATGAACTCATTATATCATATCTTTGTTTTCCAGGTGTTAATTCAATATATGCCTTTTTAATTGCAGTATTACCACCTACTCCGGCTAATGTGCCATATTGTTGAGACATGCGAATCGTAGTTGGTAAATATGAACCATCTACAAGAGTTTGTGAATAGTTTGCTCTACCACCAGATGATTCTTTCTTTTGACCTCTTAATATATCTAAGTTATTTCTAAGATTGAATTGATTTACTTGTGCAGAATATTCCGATGTAGATTCTTCAAAACAAGTAAATATTTGTTCATTATCTAATTCAATATTAATAATTGGATATCCCAATCGTTTTGCTACCCATGTAGCAGTTTTTGGTGCATCGGTTCTAAATTCACTATCAGAATCATATATACCAAATGGAGTAGATGAGCCTGAAATAAATGAACCTGCTGTGGAACCTGACCAGTAAGTGTTTACAGACATATATAAAAAGTTATAGTTTTAC